ATTACATCATTCCGCCCATCAAGCAGTATATATAATAGAAGGAAACAGATATAAAAAAGGCTATTATATCAATATTTTTCAGCAACCTCATTACTTAAAAATCTACAATTCCAAATCCTTTCGGACACTTCTCGGACACTAAATACAAGTTCCAGACACTCTTCAAAAACTCAACAGCTCAAATCCGCTAGGTTTAATCAAATTATATTAGATAACACCTAATAGCATAGTAAGTGAAATTTTCATATGGTGAACTATTAAACTGAATTCTTTTTCATTCTAACAAAATAAAAATTCAAATAACAGACTTTTTTAATATTTCAATTTTTTATATCATTTATAAAGCGAGGTACTTTTTAAGTAGTATAATAAAAAATGGAATGAGGTTATGTATATGAAATTGAAAAAAGTAATTATGGGTATAACAGCTACAGTATGTACATTTTCAGCTATTGCACCATTAAATGCACATGCAAGTGAATTGAAAAAAGGCAATACAGCAAGTGGTTTTGGTAATATAAATGTAGAAAACACAAGTTTTGATTTTAATCCAACTTTTTTACCAAAAGATAAAGGCGTAGAATATGGACCAGCTGATCCGCCTGGCGGGGGTTCTGATGGTTATAATACATATGTAAGTAGCAGAACAGTTCAAAATTCAGCGAACGAGAGAAGTTTACTTATCGGTCTTTATTCATTAGCTGGTGGTTTTTGGCTAGGATTAGGGGCTTCTATTATTGGATATCTAAACGGTAATCAAACTTGGGATTATGCTGTAAAAACTTTATATAGACATAAAAATGGTTCCTATAAAGTTTCAACTTTACTTTATAAAAATGGTAATGTTGTAGCTTCTGGGAAATCAAAAACTTTAAGTTATAAACAATTATCAACATGGTATTATTAAAAAAAAGATCGGCTTCATTTTTGAAGTCGATCTTTTTTTAATTTTGCAATAAACATTATTATGCCACCTATTAAGATTAAAGGAATTGCAAACTTCCATTTAAGTTGTTCTTTTAATATAAATATTGATAATAACACGGGTAAAAAAGCTATTAATAATCCTATGTAGTGTAATAGGTTAAGTTTATTTTTCAAAGTAATCCCCTCTTTGCTTAAAATTCTTTTTAAATTTTACTTTGTAATTATTTGTTGCCGTCCCATTCCTTTGAATTTTGATTAATCTCTTTTTTAACTGTTTTACACTCCTTGTAACCGTAACTCTATCCAGACAATAGATTTCTATTAAATCAACATATTATTTACATGAACTAGCATAACAATGAGCAGAATAAAATACAATATATTCGAAATAAATTTACGGCTCCTGAAAATGAAATTGTCGCCCACTTTGGAAGTTACCCCTTCCTATTTAATTACATAAGCATATATAACTAGGTCTTGCTTATTACCTTCAAAGTCATCAATTCGAGTAATTCCATAATCGGTACCTCTGAAGCGTACCTTCATAGTTGTATCAATATCATTACGCCATCTGATTTTGAAAATAGCTTCTACTTTGTATTTAATTGCAGCTGCTCCAAAAAATTCATCTGCTGAAGCTTGTCGATAATATGCCCAAATGTTTTCGCCACTGGGTAACGGTTCCCATTCTGGAATCCGCTGTCCCATTTCATCTTCTGTCCATGTTGCCGTTATGATTGTTATTTTCTTATCCTTTTTTTGAGTTGTGGCCATGTATATTTCTCCTTTCCTATAAGGCTCTTAAAAATTCATCATGATGCTCAAACAATCCGACATAAGCATCTAACATGCTTGCCGTTCCATCTATTCGCATCTTAGCAGCTTGATTTTTCACCGGTACAATATTACCGTTACGATCAGTTTCAACACCTGTATTAGTTAAACACCATTTAAGAATAGGTGAATTATTATAATTAATTTTTTTTGCTTGCAAATCGGCTCCCATCTGCTGCATAGGAAGACTTAAAGTTTTAGCTCCTTGAATACATCTAACCATTTTAAAGCCATGTTGCTCCATTTCTTCTACCCAATATTTAGCTGAATAGCTGTCATAATAAATCCACAATGGAGTTATACCGTAATTATTGAGCATTTCCACAAACCATGCTGTTATATCACCGTAATTTATGCTATTTCCGTTACAAAGCCGCAATAGTCCTTGTTCTAGCCATTTATCATAAGGAATCTTATCCATTTGAACCCTTTTTTCAAAGCTGTCACGTGGCAGCCAATACATTTGATGAATGAAACGTTTTTTAGTATCTTTATCCACAAACAAAAGAGTTGCACAAGATAAGTCTGTGGTAACACTTAAATCTGCACCACCGATAGCATAGCAATTTCTAAACTGCTCTATTTCAAATGTTTCCTCGTTGTTTATATCATCAAATGTAAGCCATGCGCTCTTTATTGTATCTCTGAAATTAAAGTCCTTTGTAAGCAAACCGCTTAGATCGCTAGGATTATTCTTTGCTTTTTCCACTTTTCTTTCTAAATCGTCTAGTTTCTTAATTGATCCTAACGCTGGGTTTGCCTTTTGCCATGCTTTAGGGTCTGTCCATTCTTCTTTTGAATCTAATTCGTAAAGAATCGGTAAAAAACTATCATCCTCGAACTTTCCATCTACTATATTACAAGCATAAGAATACATATCATCAAATATATTCTCCCTAACTGTCCCAGCCGTTGTAATCATGATTAACATAGGTTGTTGTCGTGCTGATTGGCTTTGCTTCATCACTTCGTATAAATTACGATCTAAAATTGAATGTAATTCATCAATAATAACCATGCTGCTATTAAGTCCGTCTAATGTATTACTATTTTTCGCCAACGGCATAAGTTTAGACATAGTAAGCGGAAAATACAGATCACTTTTTCGTTTCTTAATATGCTTGGATAAATTAGGACTTTGTTGAATCATGCTATGAGTTTCATCAAACAATATACGAGCTTGATCTCGCTTACTAGCTATACTGTAAACTTCCGCACCGCCTTCTCCATCCGCAATAAGCATATAAGCCGCTATTCCTGCTAACATCGTTGTTTTACCGTTTTTCCTTGCTACATAGAATAAACTTTCTCGATATCGCCTTAATCCTGTATGCTTATCCACAAAACCGAACAACGCAGCTATATAAGCTTTTTGAAATAGTTCTAACTCAATCGGCTTACCTGCCCACTCTCCTTTACTGTGCTTGCAAAAACGCTCTATAAATTCAATAGGTGTGTTTGCCTTATCTTCATCAAAGACATATTTATCGGGGGTTTCTATATCCTCAACTAATCGTTTATATTGTCTATAAACTCGCTTAGAAACCATTACTTCTCCAGCTTCAATTGCATTCCAATACTCTTGTATATAATTCACGTTATCACCTCTTAATAAAGTTAATTAGTTCATCTTCTTTTGGTTTTAAATCTGTTGGCGGTAATAAATCAACTAATTGCTTATACAAAAGACTGTAACGTTGTACAGTTGTGTTATAGGCTTTTAACGCTGGATGTTCCCTTAAAAATTCTTGCCTACCTTGTTTAAACATTGCTGTCGGTCCTTCTTCATTCACTTGAGTTTTTAAAGCCTCTAGAGTAGTTTGCATAAATACAAGCTCATTATATAAACTCTGCGCTATCGGTAAACGCTCTTTAGGAATCTGTCTTAATATCGTTTTAAGTTTTTTCATGTCACTAGAAATTGCTACAATCTTCTTAGAAGTTCTCATATAATCACCTTCATTTTTTTTGTTTTTTCATCCCTCCCTTTATATAGAAAGTCATGGAGAGGAAAAGAAAGCCTCCTCCTCGGTCCTCGAGCCATGACTTTTTCTAAAATTAATGGGGGGTATGTTTTACTTTTGAATCAAATTCCCTTTGCTGTCGAATGCTAATCCATTTGCACATATCTCGCTGCTATGATGTTCTTGGTTATGGCATGTCTGGCATAGTGCCTCTAAATTGTCCCAATTCAGCGTTATATTGGGATTGTTAATGTTTTGCGGTGTAATATATTGTTTGTGATGGCATATAACGGCTATATCACCGCATCTTTCGCATAAATAGTGCTTACTTTGCATGAATCCATCTTTACATTTACGCCATGTTGGACTGTTATAAAAAGGTTTTGCATAATCCTTAGCCATTTTTCATATTCCTACCTAATACAGTCAATGATGCTAATAGCTGGTCAATTGTTCGCTTTAATCGTTCGCTATCTTGATTTTGTGGATCATACCACAACTGTAAGAGAAACTTTGTCACTGTTTGTGCTAATGGATGTACTGATGTATCATCTATCCATGTTCTACCTGTTGTTACCTCAAGATAAGACGGAATAGATTCTAATAACGGATTGATGATTACGTCATTGTCTTCACCGTCTACTCTTAGTGCGTCCCTTGCTTCCTCTATGCTAATTAACAATTTACTCACTCCTTTTATAAAAGGGGTACCAGCGTTATAACTGATACCCCCTCATACTTAGTTTGCTTATGCTTGCTTTTCAGATAGTTTAATAAATGCCTCGCCTACTAATGGCTTTGTATCTGCAATCGCCATAGCTCGGTAATCAATTAGACCGCTCGTAAAACTACTTTCTCTTGATACTTCAATAATGATTCCCTGCGGAATGTTATACCCCATATAATTCAAGTTACCTAGAATAATAGTGCCGTCCGCTAAGTTATCATCAATAACAACTTCTTTACCTAGAATGTAGCCAATGCTTTCATTCTTTGGATCTGCAATAAAGATAGGTCGCCCATTCGCATCCACAAGGCTGTATACTTTGTTGTATAGTGTAGCGTTACTCATAGCGAATTTTGCCCCTGCTGCATACCCTCGTTTAAGCATAGCCAATGCTTTTGTAAGATCTGTATATTTCCCTGTAAATTCAAAGCTGTTTGTAGCATCCCATTTAATTCCTGATACTAATCCTGTTCCTTGCCCTGATCCTGTTCCATTTACTAACGAATCAGCAATAGCTTCCATTACACAATTCGTAAGTTCTTCAATCATGTAAGCCTCAAATGCTTGTACCGTCATTTTCTTAGCTGCAGCACTGATTGAGAATATTTTAATGATTTCATGTCCTGCAAAACTTACAGCTGCCGTTGACAAACTTTCTCTTTCTACTGCAGCACCTTCCACATGCCATTGTGCTTTATTCGTTGGCGTTCCAATTGGTACACTGATGTTTGTCGGAATATTAAAGTTACGGCAATGTGAGATTAATCCACCCATTGTACGTGCTTTCTTAATAACCTCATTTAACGTAGTTGTAGGTAATACCGCTGCACTATTCGTTGTTGTGTTAAATGCATCTGCTCGATGTTCTGCTTCTTGAATTTCCATTGCTCGGTTAAATGTTCTCGTTTCAATATCTGTAAGTTTTTGCCCTAGCATTGTTTTATAGAATGCATTTCGGTACTCTGTACTTTCAAAAATGTTTTCTATCGGTACCTGTTGCCCCTGGTTAAAGTTCATCCCAGTAATCGGATTAAATTGGCTGCGTTGTACCGTTCCATTTGCTGGTGGTGTTTGATTTTGGCTTTGTGCTTGTGTTTGTTTTTCCTTACTGTTATTCATCGCTTGTTGCAACCCTTCAATTTCAATATTGATAGATGTAATATCTGCATTTGGATCTGTATCCACGGTTCCTTTAATTTGTGCTGCTCTTGATTCCATTTCTGCTAAAGAATGATTACGATAATAGTTAAACGCCTCTGCTACTGTAGTGAATTTCATATTCTTACACTCTCCTCATTAATAATTGATTAATTTTTATTTTTAATGCTTGTCTTTCTGTTGATTTCAACATATCCCATGAGCTTTCAATCGCTGCCCTTGCTTCCACACTCGTTTGAGGATATGCAGGAAATGGGCAAATACTAAACTCATAGACTTTTTCAATTTTTGTTATTGTCCTAATGTTTGTCTTTGCATCAAATTGGCTGCCGCCTTTTGGTACTTTGAAAGCAAATGACATTCCCGATAGGTCTTGACGTCTTACTGCCATATAAACGCTTTTTCCTTCCTCGGTTTCCGGTAATTCTGCCCTCATTGTTAATCCTGCCGAATCTAACGCAAAGGACATTGTTTTTGGTGTTCTTGCTAAAGGAATCTTGCTCATATCGTGGTTATACAGTAAGCGAATATCCGATAAATCGGCTTTTTCTAATGCGCCTCTTTGAATAATCTCGATATATTCCCCAAATGGTGCTTTTATAGTGGTAGGCTGATCGTACACAATCGGTCTACCATCTAGAATAAGGCTGCTGTCACCTACCGGCTCGACTGCTCTTAGTTCTGCTACTCTTAGCTCTTTCATTGGTTGTTACCCCCTTGCTCATTAAGTTGATATTGATCGGCTTTTTCTGCATTAACTACGTTTAATGTTTGTAGTCGCTTGTCACCATCCTCAACTGGTGGTAGGTTTAAAATTTCTAATGCTTGATTTATTGTGAATAAGCCTAGCGGCACATGCCCATCAACTTAAGGCTTTTTACTACCCCCAAGTACAAAAAAACGTTATTCTTTCTTACATAATATAAATGAGAAAGGGTGACGTTTTTTTATGAA